AAAGCCATATTGGCTTTAAGATCTTTACGCGATATGGTAGCAGGTGTTAAAGATGGTAATGTAAGTGTTAAATGGGATGGAGCTCCTGCAGTTTTTTGTGGAACAGATCCTAATGACGGTAAGTTCTTTGTAGCTAAAAAAGGAATATTTAATACAAATCCTAAAGTTTACAAAACAAATGCAGACATTGATGATGACACAAGTGGTGAACTTAACAAGAAATTAAAAGCAGCATTATTATATTTACCTGAACTTGGTATTAAGGGCGTAATACAAGGCGACTTTTTATTTAATTCTGGTGAAGTTAAAACAAAAAAATTAAAAGGTAAACCTTACCTCACTTTCCACCCTAATACAATTGTATATGCTATTCCTTCCGGAACTGAAGCTGCAAAGAAAGTTAAAGCTGCAAAGATTGGCGTCGTATGGCATACAACTTATACAGGCTCTACTTTTGAAACAATGAAAGCATCTTATGGCGTAGACATAAGTAAATTTAAACCTAGTAAAAATGTTTGGTCTCAAGATGCAATGCTTAGAGATATGACTCAGTTTACAATGACTAAAAAAGATACAGAAGAAGTCAATGCGCATTTAAGTAATTGCGGCAGAATATTTAATAAAATATCTAGCACAACATTAAAAACACTTGAGAATGATCAAACGCTCGCCGGTTATATAGAAACATTTAATAATACATATGTTCGAAAAGGTGAAGTAGTTGGTAATACTAAAACGCATGTTGATAAGCTTATAACGTACATAAAACAAAAGTTTCAAAAAGAGATAAATAAAAGAAAAAGCGAAAAAGGAAAAACTGCTCAACAAAAAAAATTAGATGATGTATTGCAATTCTTTTCACCACAAAATAAAGTTAGTTTACAAATGATGTTTGATTTACAAAAATCTATAGTTCTAGCGAAATTAAAAATTATAAATATACTAAATAGGTTAAATGGCGCACAAACTTTTCTTAAGACTCGCGATGGGTATAAGGTAACGGGTCAAGAAGGGTATGTCGCTATTGACAAACTTGGTGGTGATGCTGTGAAAATTGTTGATCGTATGGAATTCTCATACGCCAACTTTTCACCAGAAATTATAAAAGGATGGGATAAGCCGGGGAGGAATTAAATGGCTCGACTAAAAAACTTTTCAGAACTTTCTAGAATGAAAATTGCGTATACAGATGCGCCAGGAACTTCTGATATCAAAAAAGCAATAAAAGCAGAAGCAATAGTAGATCCTAATGATTTAAAAGGTAGACCAAAAAAGGCAGATCCTAATCCAGAATCTCCTTATGGTATTAAACACCCAATGCATCCAGCTAATTTGAAAAAGAAAAAAGTCAAAAGCGAAGCTTCTTCTCCTTCAGTTCTTAAACCTACTAAACCATCTGACATAACTAAACACGCTAGAACACTAGCAAAAAATTCTGATGATTACGAACGTAATAAGAAAAAGTATATTGATAAAGCGCGTTCTAAAGTATTTAAAATGTATCCTAGAGAAAGCTTAAACGGTTTAATGAAAGAAGAATCAGTTGAAGAAGCAAAAGCTGGAGCAAACTATGCTGATATGAAATATCATTATATGTATCATGACGACGCAAAAGCAGCTCAAGCACACGCAACAAAGGTTGGTGGTAAAGTTCTAAAAGGTTCAGGGAAACGTGGACCAGAATATTCAGTAAAATATAAAAATAAAAATTACAAAGAATCATTTGACGAAGCCAGATGGCCAGATGAAATGCCACCTGAAACCGATAAAGATGTAGATGAAGCTTTAAGCATGTCTCAACGTATAAAAAAATCTAGAATAATGAAAAGAATGAAAGCAAGAATTAAAATCGGTAGAGAAAGAGCCAAGAGAAAAATGGCTCCTAAAGACAAACTTGAAAAAAGAGCAAATAGGCAAGCTAGAAATCAAATTGCTAGTAAGCTAACAAGAGGAATACCGAAAAGAGAATTATCATTTGCACGAAAGCAGGAAATTGAAAAGAGATTAGATAAACCTGCGTTAAAGCAAAGAATTAAAAGATTAGCTAGAAGATTATTTAAAGACGTGCGTAAAAAAGAAGTACAAAGAAAGAAGGGTTAATGGTTAACTCATTTAAACATTATTTGATAGAGGAAGAAAAGACTGTATATTTTACATTCGGTCGTATGAATCCTCCTACAACTGGTCATGAAAAATTAATGAATGAGTTGTCAAAAAAATCTGGAAATAACTCTTATAGAGTTTACTTATCGCAATCAACAGATAAGAAAAAGAATCCATTGGATTTTAAATATAAAGTCAAAACTGTTCGTAAGTTTTTTCCAAAGCATGCAAGAAGTGTAATGCTTAATAAAAAAGTAAAAACAGTTTTTGATGCAGTTACTGAAATGTATAATGACGGATTTAAGAATATAACAATGGTAGTTGGATCAGATAGGATAAACGAATTCAGCACATTGTTAAAAAAATATAATGGAGTTAAGGGTAGACACGGTCTATATAACTTCAATAAAATCAACGTAATTTCAGCCGGAGACAGAGACCCCGATGCAGACGATATTAGTGGAATGTCCGCATCTAAGATGAGATCATTAGCAAATGAAGGAGACTTCACGCAATTCTCACAGGGGCTGCCACGGAATGTATCGAATACAGACGCAAAAAAAGTATATAATGAAGTGAGAAAAGGTATGGGACTAAAAGAACAATTAGATTATTTTAATAAGTTACATTTCGAGCCTGTCTCTGAGAAAAGAGAGGCATATGTTAAAGGAAACCTGTTCAATATTGGTGATAATGTTGTGGTCATGGCTACTGACGAAGTTGGTCGTGTTACCAGCCTTGGAAGCAACTATGTTATTATTGAATCAAATAATAAACTTCTTCGTAAGTGGATAGATGATGTAGAACTATTAGAAAAAGATTTTAAAGATAAAGTAAAACAAGACAAAGATATTAAAGATAAAAAAGGAACTCAGCCTGCGCCGTACTATAAAGGATTAACAAAATCTACAAAAGATAAAAGACTTTCTCATTTTAAAAAACATGCAAAAATGTCTGATGATAATCCAGCTGCTTACAAAAAAGCGCCAGGCGATGCAACAGCAAAAACAAAATTAAGTAAACACACTATTAAGTACAGAAAAATGTATGGTGAAGACGCAGTAGAATTAACAAAGAAAAAAATAGAACGTGAAAAAACAGTCGATAAAATGAAACATGCTCGAATGTTAGACCGTGCTAAAGTAAGAAAACTTAAAAATAGGAGTAAAGCATATGCTTAAATTTTCAACTTATAACGATCTTTTAGAAAATGAAGGTCTTAAAAAGAAAGCAGAAAAGTCTGGCATATCGCTTGGCACTTTGAAAAAAGTATATAATAGAGGTATGGCTGCATGGAAGACTGGACATAGACCAGGAACAACACCACAGCAATGGGCCCATGCTAGAGTCAATTCATATATCACAAAAGGTAAAGGAACCTATTACGGTGCTGATTCAGATCTCAGTGGTAAAGGTAAAAAGGAATCTGTAGATGAAGCGCACGACGCTAAACATGTTAAACAAGCAATTGGTATAGCATCTGATCCTCGATATAAAAAAGGAAATATGACTGGTGCTGTAAAAGCTATGAATAAAATCTCCAAAGATATTGATAAACATCCTCAAGTTGCAGCAGTTTTAAGAAAACAAAACGAATCTAAAGTAAATGAAATATCAAAGAATCTTGCAAAGAATTATATTGGCAAAGCCTCAAGAGATGTATTTCAAAAAGGTAGAGATGATTCTACACAAGATGCTATAGGCAAATTAGGTGGTAAGCATAAAGATCAAGATTACAATAAAGGTCCTGAAAGAAAAGCTTCAATGAGAGTACGTGGTATTGATAGAGCTACAAATAGGCTTATGAAAAAAGAAGCAGTTCATTCTGCAGATAAAAAACCAGAAAAATATAGAAAGCCTGATGGCAAAATTGGAATTCGAATGGTTCCAATGGATAAAGAAATTGTTAAAAAAGAAGCAATGTCTGATTCAGAAAAGAAAGCACATGACGCAGCTATCGCAGCATTTAAAGCTAAAGGTGGTAAAGTTAAAAAGCTTAAACCAGGTTATGCACAAGGTTGGACTGGTAAAGATGATCTTGGTACTGGAATGAAAGGCATGATGTCAAAAGATGACACTAAAAGTTTTGGTACTAATAAAAAAGTTGGGAGCATGAAACGATGACTTTGGCAAAAGCAATTAATGAAGTTAAAAAAAGCTTAATGGAAGAAAATATAGAAGAAGATCGTAAAGCTGGTAAATATAAAAAAGGTGAAATGATTGTTATGGGTCAATGGCCTAATCCTGATCAATGGGCTAAAGAATATATTATGCCAAATGTAGATAAAAAGGGTGTTCGTATATACTCAGATGGACCATCTTTTAAAATAGAAAAACTTTAGGAGATATTGATGAAAACCTTTTTTCAATTTCGTAAAGATCTAAACGAAGCAAAATTTGCTGGTAGTACCATTAAGATGTTTGGTCAAAGTAATCGTAAGAAACCTGTAAAGAAAGAAGCTTCTTGTCAAAAACCTATTAAGAAAGAAGATACAAGTTTTAAAGTTTCTATTGATGGATTACCAGATATGTATATGAACGATAAAACACCAGGTGCGTTATTGCAAAAGCTTCGTAAGATTGTTAAACAACCATCAATGATAAAAGATGTTGATAGAACTACTACAAACAAAGTTAAGAAAGCATATAGAGATAAAGCACAAGGTAGAGAAGTTAAAGAATACAAATATGATTATGGTACACCGGAATCTGTAAAGCTTATGAAGAAAGTAACTCCTGGCGAAAAAGAAGAAGGTTATGTATCTATGGCTCAACAACGTGCCGTATGGGCTAATCGTAAAGACGGTGGCAAAGGACATCCTGATAATAAGAAAAAAAGGAAAAAGTAATGAGCTTAGATAGATTTAAAACATTTATAGAAGCTCGAGGAGCAGATTCTAAAGGTCATTTTAGATCTACTAAATCTGGTGCTGGTATGACTGCAAAAGGTGTGGCAGCTCATCGTAGAAAGAATCCTGGTAGTAAATTACAAACTGCTGTTACTGGAAAAGTAAAAGCTGGAAGTAAAGCTGCTGGTAGACGTAAATCATTTTGTGCTCGTATGAGTGGTATGAAAGGCCCGATGAAAGATGAAAAGGGTAGACCTACTCGTAAAGCTATGTCTCTAAAAAGGTGGAAATGTTAACAATGAAAAACTGGATAACAAAAAGAATTAAAGAACGAACAAGTATGGACGGAGCAGTTTGTATTGCTCTTGGTCTTATGATTTTATTTTTAGCGCCTTTGGCTAAGATTGCAGCAGGTCTTGCAATTGCTTATGGCGTATGGACTATTTGGAAAGGTGAATAAATGGCAAAAGCATTTAAAACTGTTTTAGAACACGAAGTTATTAAGCACGGAACTTCAATAGGTCGCAGACCAAACACTTCTACTATGAACAAACATAAAAGAAGAAGTCTAAAAAAATACAGAGGTCAGGGAAAAAACTAGTGGCAATAGAATCAAACGAAACTAGACTCGATAGAATCGAAAGTAAGATAGATAAGCTTGCAGATGCTATGATATCTTTAGCAAGAGCAGAGGAGAAGATAATAGCATTACAAGACGATCACGATAATATGAGAGACAGAATGAATAAACTCTCTGTCAAATTAGATGACATACAGAAAGCTGTTGACGATAACGCAAGAACTGTAAGTCTTATAAATAAAGTGGTATACGCTGCAATGGTTGCAGCAGTAGGAGCCTATGTGGCCCACATGTGGATGTAAAGGAGAAACCAATGTTCAGTAATAATCCATTCAGAATACATAGGGCCATAGATCAGGTCCTAAACGAAAGTAAATTTTTAATTCCGGAAGAAATACCTGCAAATGAAAGAACAGCATTTCATGGTGCAGCTGCAGGCGCTGCTAAAGATGGTAAGACATCTTTTAGTTTTGCTGGTAAAAAATATCCAGTAACTATGAAAAAAGATTTAGCAAATAAAATTGCAGATCAAAAAGAAGCAACACACACTACTGACTTTTTTGTAGGACATAAACACGCTGCAAAAGCTGGTATGGGAGTTAAAGTACATAGTAAAGGTGCAGATGGAGATAACGTAACTATATCTCATTCAGATCCTAAAAAATTACAAAAGTATGTTGACAATCATTTAGGTGGTGGCAAAATAAAAGAAGATGCAGGAATACCACACAAATACACTGTAGATTTGTATCATAAGAATCATGGTTCGCATGACTCGTTTATGAAAAAAGCAAAAGCTGCTGGAATTAATGCAAAATATTCAGGTGTTAACGACGATGGCAAAGTAAAAGTATCTTTGAATCATCATGATAATTCAGATGGCGGAACTATACATAAATTTCTTAAAAAGCACTATGATAAAGATATGACTCATAGTAATATGCAAACTATGAAAACAGGATCTTCATCAGTACAGAAAGAAGTTACAGCACGATCATCTGGATATGGTATAAGAAATAAAGTTTCAGATATGCCAGGTGTAGATTACAGTTGGAGAGATAAGTATAAAGGTGGTGTTGCATCTAAAGACGCTCTTAAAAAAGTTAGAGCAAAATCAGACGCAAAACGAGCTGAGTATAGAAAAAAAATGGGTATGAAAGAAGACTTTATGAATGAAGAATATAGTAAAACTAATAAAGCGTCTATAACTATTAAACATGGTTATGACGAAGGTGATGGTCCAGATAACAAGAAATTTGCAAAGTATATTAATAAAAATACAGGCGCTACAGTTAAGCATCATAAAGATGGTTCAACAATGTCATTTCATGGAAGCGATCATCAAATACATAAAGCCTTACAACATCATCACTCTGATGACAAAAAAGGATTAGGTGATTTGAATTATCATAAAAAAGGTATGACTCATTCTGACGACCACGTTGATGGTCAGCATTCTTATAAAGCTGAAGGTACAACTTTTAGAGAAAAGTTAATGTCTATATATGAGAACGATAAAGCTTCTCATTACAAAAGCGCAACAAAGCCAGAAACTATGGACGATCAACTTAAAGGCGCTGGTGCTAAACAGATGAAAGCTGATCTTACAGGCGGTGATACTAAACCAGCCG